TAGCCGATGCAGTGGCTTTTGATGCCGCACAATTCCCTGATGAAACTATTTGGACGGCTGTTTAATGGCTCAACAACTACAACCGCTAACAATTGCGGCCCCAGGATTTGCGGGGATAAACACACAGGACTCACCTATTGGTCTTGATCCTTCCTTTGCGTCAATTGCAGACAATTGTGTTATTGATCAACTAGGTCGTGTAGGTGCGCGAAAAGGCTATGAAACTGTCACAACAAACGGTTCTAGTGTTTTAGGCACAAGCAAAGGCATTGAAGCTATACACGAATTTATTGAGTATGACGGAACTGTCACTGTGTTTTCAGCAGGGAACAATAAAATATTTACAGGAACAACTACGCTTACGGATGTTACTCCCAGTGGAACAAACATTACAGCAAACAATTGGAAAATAGTATCGTTAGCAGATAATTTATTTTTTTATCAAAGAGGACACAAACCTTTACTTTATGATGGAAGTGCTTTAACGGAAGCGGAAGACGCTTCTAATGCTTCAGGCACTCAACCGCAAGGTAATGAAGTTTTAGCGGCCTTTGGTAGATTGTGGGTTGCTGATTTAACAGGAAACAAGCACACTGTTTATTTTAGTGACCTGTTGCATGGACGTAAATGGTCTGGCGGTTCTTCTGGTAGTCTTGATGTTACAAATGTATGGCCTACAGGATATGACGAAATAACATCAATAGCTTCACATAATGATTTTTTAATTATTTTTGGTAAAAGATCTATTTTAGTGTACAGTGGTGCAAGCACACCTGCTAGCATGGTTTTAGCAGACACAATTGTAGGTGTAGGTTGTATAGCAAGAGACTCTGTTAAAAACACGGGTGTTGATTTAATTTTCTTATCTGAAGACGGTGTGCGTAGTTTTCAACGAGTTGTCCAAGAAAAATCAATGCCTATGCGCGATATTAGTAAAAATGTACGCAGTGATATTACTTATTTAGCTCGCTTACAAACCTTACCAATTAAAGCTCACTATAGCGCAGACGAAGCTTTTTACTTGTTATCTTTTGAAACTTCTGAAATTGTGTATTGTTTTGATATGAGATCTTCATTACAAGACGGATCACATAGAGTTACAACGTGGTCTGTAATCAATCCTTTGTGTTTTGCTTTAACAGCAAGCGGTGATACATACATAGGAAAATCTACAGGTATTGTAAAATATGAAGGATATTTAGATAATACAGAAAAATTTCAAATGCGTTATTTTAGCAATCCTATGGATTTTGGAAATACTTCTAATTTAAAATTTTTAAAAAAGTTTAACTTAACTATTATTGGTGGGCAAAATACAGAAACTGCTTTAAATTGGGGTTATGATTATTTATCGGATTACAGTAAACAATCGTTTACTTTTGGTACAAGCAACATAGCAGAATATGGTATATCTGAATATAATGAAGAAGGTGAATATTCTTCATCTATTGTAATACAAACACCAAAAGTAAACGGATCGGGTAGCGGAAGTGTTGTTACCTTTGGCATTGAAGCACAGATTAATGACGCGGCTTTTTCTATTCAAAAAATTGACATACTAGCATTACTTGGGAGATTAATATAATGGCAGACGGTGGTTTTCTTACTGATTTGTTGAACTTAGGGTCTAATTACTATACCCAACAACAAGGAATCAGTGATACATTAGACATAGGTAGAGGCGCGTTAGGTGCGGCTACGGAAATGGGAACTACAGCAGTAGGTACTTCTGCTTTTAAACCTTTTACTGTAACTACAGGCACAGGCAGTACAATGACTGACGCTACAGGTGGTTTTAATTTAGGTTTAACTCCTCAACAATTAGAAAGACAAAAAGCTTTACAAACTCAAGCAAATACTTTGTTTGGCGGTGTAACTGGTGATGTTTCACAAGCTTCTAGCGATCTGTATAATCAAATTAGAGGTTTACAACTGCCTGAAGAACAACGTAGACAGCAGATGTTAAACCAACAACTACAAGCCCAAGGTAGGGGTGGTTTACGTACAGCGCAATACGGTGGGACTCCGGAACAGTTTGCTTTATCTAAAGCTCAAGAAGAAGCTAAAAATGCCGCGGCATATCAAGCTAGAACACAAGCTCTTGGCGAACAACAACAACAGCTTGGTTTAGGGGCAGGTTTATTAGGTCAAAGTTATATTCCACAACAACAACAATTAGCGGCTTTATCAGCAGGAACTAACTTAGCTAACATTGCTAATGTTGGTGGAAGAACAGGAGCGCAATTACAAACTCAAGCAGGTCTTTCTGGTCTAGAAGCTTTACTTCAAGCACAGCAACAAGCAGGAGCTTTAAGACAAGGACGAGATCAAGACTTAGTTAGTCTTTTATTAGGAAGTGGATCAGGTATAAACGCTACTGGTGGTTTATTAACTGGGGGAGGAGACTCGTCTACTAACTCTAATCCTTTTACAAACGACAGTTGGTTAGATCAATTGTATGATACTCCTGATTGGTTAAGCTCTTTAGATGATATATTTAGCTCTAGTGGTGGAGGGTTATTTGGGTTACTGTCAAGTTTGTTTGGAGGAAATGAAGAAGAAGAAGATGAAGATGATGAAAATGAAGAAGGAGAAACCTAATGGCTGAACAAATAGATTACGCAGGGATGCTAACGGGCATTTCTCAAGACCCTAATCAACAAATAAAAACTTTGTTAAGTAAAGGTCAATCAGGTTTAGGGCCAATTGGACAAGCTGTTCAAGCAGGTAGACCCGCAGGTCTTGAGCGCGCTCGTAAGGGTTTGGGAGGATTAATGGGTAAGGATTTACGTAGTCCTGCTCAAAAAGTACAGGAACAATTACAACAATTAAACCCTAGAGATCCAAAAGATCAACCTAAAATTATTGAACTTTTAAGCACAGTAGATCAACAAAAAGCATTTACTTTAGAAGCTCAATTTGAAGCACAACAAAAAGAAGCGTTAGCAAAAGATCAACGAAGGTCTACTTTAGTTACTACAGCTAACGAGTTAGGTTTAACATCTACAGCCGAATTACTACAAAATGGTGGCGATATGGATAAAGCCGCTGAACAAATAAGAAAACAAGAAGAAAAAGACGTTGTTTCTAAACAAGGCCGTAAAGGTAAAATAGCTGTAGCTAAATCAAGAAAAGCAGGTAAAGCTGTTGAAGAAGCTATTCAAAGAGGCGAATATGACGGCTTGTCTGTGTCAGAGTTTATTGACGTAATATCAGGTGAAAAAGCTGATCTTAAAGTTTTTAACGATGCAACAGGTATTTCTAAACCTTTTCGTGTTAATGATGCAGGAAAAGTTTGGAATAACGAAACTAAAAAATGGGTATTTCCTTCTGAATTAGGTTTAACACAAGCTCCTCAAGTTTCTAAAGTATTGTCTCAGCAAAACTCTATTGTTGAAAAATTAACTGAAGGATCGGTTGATAACTTTTTAGAGTTAAATGAAAAAGCAAGAGCGGCAGAAACTGTTCTAATTTTAAACAAACGATCTACAGAATTAATGCAAGAAGGGATTACTTCTGGTTTTGGAGCCTCTTTTCAGTTAAATGTTTTGCGTTTAGGTAAAGAGTTAGGAATTTTACCAACAACAATGACAGACCAAGTAGCCGCCACTGAAACATTTATAGCTACTAGAGCAAGACAAGTGTTAGCTGTTTTAGGATCAGGAGCTGTAGGTACTGGTACTGGTATATCAGACAAAGATATTGAGTTCCTAAAAGAAACAGAAGCCGCTTCTATTGCTCTTGACGCAGAAAGCATACAAAGATTGTTAAGAATTGAAGAACAAGCTAGTCGTTATGCAATTAGTAAAAACAACGAAGCTCTTGAGCGATTAAAAAATGTAGCGGGTAGTGGTTTAGACGCTAATACTGCGGCAAGTTATTATGTTCCTTTACCTGAACAGGAGATGTACCAGACTCCTAAAGCCGCTTTAAAATATTTACAACCATAGGGTTAAGCAATGGCTTATACAAGAGAAGAACTAACTTCCGCGTTAGCACAAGCTGATGCGGCAGGTGATTTAGAAGGTGTTAACGCATTAGTAGGTATGCTTGACGCTTTACCACAGGAAGGTTATGATCCTGCACAATTTGGCTCTACAGCAAAAATGGCTGAAGGTGTGTCTAGGATGGGTGAAAGTATTGCTGATGTTCCTCAATTTATAGGTGAGCTTTACGATAGGCCGCCATCTTATGTGCCAGAGTCTGTAGCGGGTGCGTTTGCTAATCGTGGTGTTTTAGGTACTGGTTTAGACGTTGTTGGGGAAGGTGTTTTAATAGGGGCAAGAGTAGTTAGTAATTTTATCCCAGACAGCGCTGAAAAAGCAGCAGTAGATTATATGGCTCAAGTTGGAAAAGATTTAGCTCAGATTCCTGAGGTTGAGTCTGTATTAAGTTTTATGTCAGGTAGTTGGCAAGACTATCAAAACTGGAAAAACGAAAACCCAAAGTCAGGAGAATTAGCGGAAAGTGTTTTAAACGTAGCGGAAGCTTTTCTTCCTCCTTTGCGAAGATCACCTGTGCCTGATAAAACAGGATTACGAACTGCCGCTGACGTTCAATTTGATAGAGCAAGGTCTTTAGAAACAGGTCAGCGTCGGGACTTTATTAACGACATCATTACTCCTATTTCTACAAAAGCTAATGACGAAGCTCGTGCTACCCGTATGTTTCAAAATGAAAAAGGTAGAAACATTTACAGATCAACTGATGAAGAAATAGAAATGATTAATGTTCTTCAAATGATTCCTGAAATTGACAAAAAGAAAAGCATGGTTCCTACAAGGGAAATTATAGATAATGAAATAACTAAAACACATAACTCTTTACAAAAATTATTGTCTAAATCAAAAGTTAAATTAAATAAAAAAGAACTAAGCTCTGATTTAGAAGATTATATTTCTATTACAATCAGTGAAAGTCCTGTTTTGGTGGGGGATGCTGAAAAAGTGGCAATGAAACTTTTTAATAAAGCTAAAGATTTATTAAACAAAACTGACGGTAGTCCTGTACAGGTCATGGAAGTTAGGCGTGAATTAGACAAGTGGATTAAAAAATCAGGTAAAGAATCTTTTGACGGTAATGAAAATGCATATACAGTAGCTCAAAGAACTGTAAGAGATTTTTTAAATACCGCTGTTAAGGATGCTGTTCCTGAAGCTCCTGTTCATGACAAACTAAGAAGACAGCACTTGTTGCTACGTGCTAAAGATAGAGTCATACCTAAAGCCGCAAAGGAAGCTGATACTCGTATTGGTAGACTTGTGCAAAATCTTTTAAAAGCTACGGATTCTTCTTTACCTAAAACACCAATGGCGCGGATAGCTACAGTTGCGTCAGGAGCCACAGCAGTTGGTAGTGCGGCTGTTGTGGGGGCTTTACCTGCTTTGACAGGAGTTGCCGCGGCAGGTGGTCTTGGTTATGCTTTATACAGGGGGTCGATAAGTCCTAGCTTGCGTAAGTCTTTGTCCGCTACGTTACGTTTTACAGACAATGTTCTTTCAAAATCAGGTTTAAACAAAGAAATGAGACATGCTCTTCAAACAGACCGTGTGCTTATTGTTGAGCTTATGAAACTGCCTACTGCTCCTGAGGGAGTAGATGACGATATGGAGACGGAAGAATGAGCGATGCTTTAGAAGACCAAGGAGTTTGGACCTCTTTAAAACAAGGGTTTTTAACGCCTACTGGACCTGCGGCACAAGCGTTGGCGGGAACTACACAGGAAGAAAAAGCAAACATAGGGAAAACATCTGCTAGTTTGTTTGCTGATTTTACACCTATAGTTGGTGAGGTTAAGTCTGCTAAAGAAGGCGTGGAAGATTTTAAACAAGGTAATTATGGGATGGCGGCTTTAGGCGGATTAGGCGCTATTCCTTTAGCAGGGCCGATGGTTCGTGGGGCAAAAAGTTTAGCAAAAGGTGTTGATAAAGCGTCAGGCGGCATGTTAACAAGCGGTAAAAATTTAATAAATGACACAGCTTTTAATATGCCTACAAATGTTAGAGGGGGTGTTATTGGAGACGCTCTTGATAAAATGCCCAGAGTTCAAAAAGCTATGGGCATTGCCACTGACAAAAAAATACCAACAGCTAGTGGTCAAACAAAAGGCGCGGGTCTTCCTTATTATACTCAAGGGTTGACTCCCTTATCTGTAGGAGGAGAGGCGGCTACTTCTATGTTTAACACTATTAAAAGCAAGTTAAACCCTCAAGATGTTGCTTTTGAAAGAGTAACGGGTTTTCCTCGTCAGAAAGCAAAAGAAATTGCTCAAAGTGCTGAAGGAGCCTCTGAAACAGCCGAATTAATGGGTAGACAATTGGGTAAAGATACTTCTTTACTTTCTCCCATGTCTAAAAAAACGTACTTAGCTGAAGGTATAGACGCTTCAAACACAAGCGATATAGCAAGTGCAGTAGGCAATAAGTTTGTTAGAGCCAATACACCCAACCCTGTTCCTGATAAAGTAGCAAAACGCTTTGCTAGACATATACAAGCCCAAGTAAAAAGCAAAGGAACAGTAAGTATTAAAAACCCTGCTAGGGTTGGAAGTCAAGAAGCCGCAGGACAGTCTACAGTAGCCGCTAACGCTATCAAAAGCTTACAAGGTGAAGCTAGAAAAGAATACTTAAGAGCTTTAAAAGTTGATTCTATGAGTCCTAAACAAACAGTAGAGTTTTTACAAGTTTCAGGAGCAATAGACGTTGCAACTTTTAGGAAATACTTTAAAAAAGACTTTCAAGCGCCTACACAAGCTATTGGTGTCTTGCTTCGTGCTA